GGCATAACGTCCGCTTTCTTACCCATAATAACGCCGACATATAGAACGATACCGATCAAAATGATTCCAAGAAATGCTATTGCGACTATATACAAGTGCTTCACTCGAATTGATTGATCCATAGAATTTTATTGTATCACGGTTTCTTTTGAAAGTTTACCCCAACACTTGCGCGAAGAATTCCACGGCTTTGTTCCACCTTCCTGATAGATTTCAACGGCAACTTCAGTGTTCACCTTTGGATCTTTCAGTTTTTCCATTGGTACATCATGGACTGAATTTACCTGAAATAGTCCGCCGTCATGGCTTTTGTTTCGGTTTTTGTTTTCAGCTTTCGGGTTGTGTCTACTCTCGCAAAAAGAAATGCGTGTCAAAAGAATCTTTTGTTCAGTGGTAAGCTCGTATTTTGAAAGCTCGTTCCACACCAACTGAATATTTTCTGGTTTATATGATTTGTCGTAATTGGTAAATTGTTGAACTAGCGCTTTTCGTGTAAGCGTTTCGATTCGTTCGGTTTCCTTTTGTTTCCTTGCATTCTCTCGATTCGCGACAAGTGTCGGATTCGTGAAGTAATAACCCGTTGTTAGTAAACAAATTATTGCAATGATGATCTTGTGCTTTTTCATAATAGTGCGCTGTCTCATGCGCCGTAGCTTTCAATGCTTCAATAACTGAATTCTGTAGAATGTCACGTTCAACATTATAACATTGATAAACTGGAAAAGTGAAGCTTTTCATGTAATCAAACACATGTTTTTACCTGTCAAAAATATAAAAAAGCCTTTGTTATAAGGCTTTTTTAATGTAACTATGAAATGATTATTCCGATGTTTGTAATTCCTGCGTATTGTGCAAGACATGAAACATAGATATTCTTTAGTGAATCAACATTTTCAAGCTGTAGGTTTGCCTGAAATTGTGAAGGGAATGGTTGACCACCGAAAGTATTCATCAAATACTGTGTACCATAGATCATATGTGACCACATCATAGGTTGATTGTGTTGACCATTGAAGAATGAATCAATCGCAAGAACATCTTCACCATAGTTTACGATCTCGACTTTTGTCGGGTTGCGGAACTTTGCGCTTATTTCTTTGTCGATTTCTTCAGCTGTTTTTATAATACCAACATTTTGATATTGCATTAGCAAATAATTTTTTACTACTTCATAAAGGCAGTAGATACCGCTGTCGATTTTTAATTCTGATGCTTGTGGTGTGATGATTGCCATATGAAGCTATTTTACCATATAAAAAAACCGACACAAGCCAGTTTTTTTATACGCCCAGTATACCCGTAGTGATACATCATTCGCGAAGCAACCAGTACGCTACTTTTTGACCACGCTCATTATAAGTTTGAAAAACTTTCTACCTGAACCGAATGTCATTTGCGCTAGTGACAAGAATGCTGTGAATGCTTGAATCATTCCAACAACGTCGTTTTGTGCAACTTCAATGTTCTTTTGTTTCATAACCTGAATTATGATTGGAACAAAAGCCATAAGCATACCTTCAACGGTAGCACTGATCTGCGAACTGTCCGCACTTGATGCTAGTAATGGCGCAACGTTTCTAGTTGCCTTGATAACTTTTGGTTTTGGTTTGGTTTTTTCCATACTCTTATATTTTAGCACATAGAATCGTTATGCAAAGAAGCTTTTGTTGTCGAAGCTGTCTTCACTGGATAACCCCAAAATGTACCTTGTGGCTTTGAAGGATCAATATCAACGTGAACAAAGTTCGCAGTGAATGAAATCCCGATTCGTTTGAATCCAACTTGCAAACAAGCAGAAACGATCTTGAAGATATCCGCACCAGTTGACGCTTGAATGTCTACTGCATAGCCCTTTGTATGCGCAGAATCCTTTACACCGCCAACCATTTCATTGCGTTCAGCACTTCTGAAGCCAGAATTGATCTTGAATGGTATTCCTGCAATGTCGCGAGCCTTGTCGAGCATATCGACTAGTTCTGGTTGCAAGTCCCCGATTGTTCCTGATTCTCCTGTCTTTTCGGTAGCTTTGAAGTGTTTCCACCCCGCACGTGCGATGTTGATCATGATGTTTGGAACGTCCGCGATTGCAATTGCATCGTACAAATATTTTGCTGTAAATTCTGACCACAAGAATGAACCGTCGCCGTTATTTCCCCAGTCCTTTGACCATGAATTGCGATAGTAGAATTCAGTGTCGCCGTTTGCCTTGTCCTTATACCCGAACAATGCAACGTAGTGACCGCCGTTTGTATCACCTGCCTTGATTGTTTTGCTTGTGATAGTCCCGCACTTCATCGCAATACAGATCACACCGTTTGAATGAATAGCTTGTTTCAAGCCGTCCTGTGTGATTTGCGCGAATGCGTAGCCACCGCCTTTGTACATACTAGCAACCTTTTTAGCTGTAGCCGATACTTTTATTTTTACATATTCAGCGTGTGGAAGATCCGTGTCATTTGGAACATCTGAATCAACTGCGCAACCAGTGTCCGAAGTGACGATCTTTGCCACTACACGGGGCTGTGTGCCTTCTGTAGTGATACCGTCAATTGCCTTTGCTAGTGCGTACATGTAACGTGGTGAAAGCAAGGTTTTCTGTTTTGTTTCTTTGAAGTTCAAGTACATCAATTGAGTTGCGAAAGCATGTCCGACACATGCGCCGAGTGCCTTTTGATTCAAAACTGGAATCATTGAAATATCAGTTTTGTAACTTTTTGGAAGATCACTTTTGACTGCAAGAGTTGCAACGTCCGCAAGCTTGATGTCACGCTTGTCGGTATCGCTTTTAATAGCACCAGTGAAATATTTTTTCATAATTATTTATCGTCTTGAATATCCTTTAATGTGTTTAATAATTTTTTTGGTACGATGTACCCTGCCTTGCCCACGTTTTCGATGATTGAAATTCCTTCAGTCACCGCGATGAACACTGCGATTGTGTCCGCGATAGGTAGTGCATGATTCATTGTAACTTCAAGCAGTGAACCTGTCACTATTAACAACCCGTACATCACGGATTTAACCGCACTTTTGAATCCCTTGCGTGAAGTGATTTCTTTTCCTGCCATTTTAGTTGCGATGATTGCTGTTATAAAATCAATAACGATAAGAAGTCCGATTGCAAGCAACATGATCTGTTCAACTCCACTGAATGAAACCTGAAGAATAATGAATCCGATTGAAGCAACGCATTTACCAAAAAACCCGCCAACTAGCGCATTGCATGTTTCTTTTGAGTATTGAAACAGATCTGTTGCTTTTTCCATATATTGATTATAACAAATTACTATTTATAAACAACAAAAAAAACACGCTTTGGGATTTGACTCCCTGCGTGCTTTTTTGCGCTCCCCTTTTCTTCCCTTTCGAGCCTCCATGTCGAGCAAGTACATTATGTACTATTTGATTTATTTTTGCAAGCGACGGTACTGCGCACCACTGAAAGGGTTTCCGTTTACATCGAGATAATCACCTGCAACAACTGCTTTGAATCCAACCTGTGTGTTTGTTCCAGTTGGTGTGAATTTTAGTTCACCGTCGAACTGGAATTCAAGTCCTGCAACTACTGGAATAGCTGAATACTGACTGTTCGGATCGTTTGTTGGTGTCGATAGATTTTCAGAATTATCAATGTTTAGATCTATTGTTGTTGATGATTTTGCAATTCCAACATAAACGCTGTTATCAGTTTTATAAGGAAGAAGTCCACTTTCACTGATATAGTATTTGTTGCCAGTAACAAGATTAGTGAACCCGTCAACAAGTCCTGAAACCTGAACAGAACCATATGTTCCGTTATTTATTAAAAGCTTGTTAAAACCTGCGAACTTTCTTCGCCCTGCATCAGTTGTGAAATCCGCAATTGATATAGTCGGCGATATGCTATAGGTTTTGAAGTAGTTTACTTTTAGTGTTGTTTGGAACCCTTGACTATGAATAAGTCCAAAAGCATTTTGACAACCCTTCCCGTTTTGTACTCCGCGTGTGTAACTACACACACCGAATCCGTTTGATGAAGGGTATCTTGATAGAAACATATTCTTCGGGAAGTAGCTAGGTCGTAGTGGTGAAGGTAAGTAGTACCAACATGTGAAACCGTTTGCACCGTATTGCATAAGTGGGCAATTGAACAACTGTGATCCCCCGCCGTCTGTTGCTTGAACAGTGTTATATATTCTTTTTCCGTCTGTCATTAGAACACCAGTATACGCAAAACTAGTAGGATCAATTCCCCAGTCTGCAAAAGTATTAACTCGCACCCATACTCCATTTGACTGACGTTTATATGTTCGTGGTTGATCTTCACCATATCCACCCGATAAAGATTTTTGAACCATTATGAATGGTGTATTTTCAAGGAATGACACACTTGAAAAACGTGTCATGTCATAATCATACGAAGGGTTGTTTTGACCTAGATCAATTGTTTCAAGAGATCCGAAACTTCCAGTTACAGTGTCTAGTCTTTTGAATAAGACTGTGTTATTTGGATATGGCGATCCTGTAGATCTTCGTGAACAGATTACACCTGCATACTTTCCGCCAATACAACCAATTGAAGCACCGATTCCGTGAAGCGCGCTTGCAAAATCACTATCGATATCATGTGGCGTTCCGAGTGCATTTGTCCAAGTTCCGTTCGTTGTTGAAGTTCCTATTACTGTAGCCTTATAGTTTCCTGCATTATTTGTGTTTTGAAAAACAACATAATACTTTCCATTGATGAATTCTGAATCCATTGATTGTTCAAAACTGTTTTGGTTAGTCTTCACTTTCCATGTCACATCAGTCCAAGCTACAACTTCAGAACTAACAACAAGACCGCCAGCACTTGCTTGTGCCATGCGATGATACATTTTACCGTCGGTAACTCCCATGTTTTTTGCATACGCAAAGAAGAATCGTCCTGTTTCTTCATCACAACCCATTGTCCAGTTGCGGTTATTTTGATCCATTACTGCGATACCTGTTGAAACGCGTGCGCTCCATGAAGCAGTACTGTTCTGAACCTTTCTTGAATAGTGAATAACACCGTTTACTAAAAAGAAAACCCAGTCATACCCGAATAGTGTATAAATTCCTGATCGAGTGTTTGAACGACCAGTCGGAAGTGTGTTTCCACCTGTTAATGTTGTAACGGTTTCACCAAGTGAGTTTCCTGAAAGTGTTTCATCTGTTACATATTCGGCAGTTCTGTTGACTGCTACTGGCGAAAGTACGGGAATATCTTGACTGGCAAGTTCAGAAATGAAATCACCTGAAGTTGAAGAATTGTTATATACGATAGCACCACCTTCAACGTCAATAGCCGATGAAAGTTTAACCTTCGCGACAACATTGTTGATATTAGAATCAGTAATCGAAGTAGCGCCACTAGGTACGGTGATATCAGCTATACGCAAGAATGTGAATCCTGCACCGATAGCTGTTTGAATAGCTACATCTGATAGTGCGCTTGCACCTGAACCTTGAATCAATTCAATTGTAGCAACGTTTGTTTTCAGTGTGTTTGGCACTGCTGTAGTATCAGCTTTCACAATGATCGCATCAACGCGATTAGCACCTGAAACGTTCGGCGCAATAGTCTTTGAATCAGTTGAAGGATTTTCTGCAATGATCTTCCATGCTTGCCCGCCTGTGCAAAGTCAAGAAGGACGTTTCCGCTCGTAATATCTACCGCCATTGAAGGCACGGTTTTTTGAACAACTGCGAATTTACGATTCCCGCTGTTGTCGGCGAAGTACCCTGATTGCAAAACAATATCTTGAAACCAAGATATTTCTTTGTCGGTATATTCCGCATTTGGTGAATTGATGAATTGTGTTTTTAACATACTACAAGTGATTGTTTAGTGAATTGATTTGTTTTTCGTGACGTTTGATTATGTCCAACAAGTCTGTTTGTTTCTTGTTGACCCTGATCCTGATCGCTTTTTCGCTCCCCGCATAGTCGACTTGCTTTTCGAGAACTTGAAAGACTGTATCAACATCAATAATCCTATTATATAATTTTATTCCCAAAATGTCACCAACGTCGAAATTGTCTTCGACACTAGGCGCAAGTGTGAATTCTGGTGAATATTCGCTTTCTGATAGTTCTGAAGCAAGTTGATCCGCAAGTGCCGAATTATCAAGCGCCCTGTAGCTCTTGTTTCGCTCGATACGACCATATTTGCCGATTAGTGCCGAATCATCAGTTGAAAGATTTGAAGACCCCACACGACCGTATGCGACCGTTGTGACGGCATCGCTCTTATCAGTAACCGAGAACGCCGACAAGTTCGACAATTGAATAATACGGGTGTCATAGCGCAATATCACGTCATTCGATAGGTTTTGACCAACTAGCGGGCGCACTGATAGTTCCTTCGTTTCATGATTGAACACGAATTGATTTGAATTACCACTGACCATGTCATCAAGTATGCTGTAGATATCATCACCGTTTGTGGTACGGTTTACGTTTCCAGTACCCGCAAGATCACCAGTTCGAATCAAAGTATCTTCAACCGAATTCGCTTTGTCGATCATCTGCTGTACGCAGTCATTCAATGTGCCGTTTAGTGTGCCGTTAAAATCAGAAACGCGCACCTTCAGTATTCCAAGAAGCCCGACAACTTTCACTTGAATAGTTTCAAGACCGATATCTACCTGTGAAATGAATCCATTGAATCGAACCTTGCTGTTTTCTGTAAACTCCACGCGATTGAATGCACGCAAAGATTCCTGTGTGATTTTTAGATTATCCACACGCACAATAAAAGACATTGAACCGATTCCGTTCAACTCCTTTGTGTATGACAAGGCTTCGAAATCAGTCAAAAAAAGCGATGTTATACCGATATTATTGTGATCACTGATTTTAATTATCATATGTTTGTGAATACTGAACTTCGAATACTGCTGTCGGCATTAGCAATGTTGAATAAGGGTTTTCATCTGAAGTATAAAGCAATTCATTGATTGCCACCGTTAGTGAAACGAATGAACTTCCTGAAGCGATTGATCCTGATATATCAGCACCGCTTGAATTCTTGATTGTGCCGTTTATCCCGTCAATTTCGATGTAGTCGTTTTCGTCTGCAAGCGAAACGTTCAACTTCATGTATTGACCAGTCGTTAGGTTTTGAATTTTTGGATTATTGATCACCTGCTGTGCTTCACCATATAGGCGAATAATTGTTGGTGAATCAATCGTACTGGCTGTGTTGTCTACCGATAGAACGTTTGTATATACTCCACCCCAAGACAATGGCAAAAGTACTGGAAGGATTATTCCGCCCGATGTTTTATATCCGCGAGTACCTGAAGCGCTGTAATACACACCACCGTCATTTGAATAAACGTAAGGTGTCTTTGTCTTCAATGAAATGAAAAACGTCATTGTTGTTCGATCCTGCACTGCTCGATCAAAAGAAATGTCACTTGTGATTTTTGCTTCAACAACTTTTTCAACGCCGTCATCATCAGTCCATTCGATTGTGACGTAGCCGTCGTTTGTTTCAGTTGGTTGCGCTGGCAATGAAAATACTCGTTGCATTTTAGCCTTCATCTGTTCAAGCTTCTGGTGTGTTTCTGCCGAGATCAATCCTTGAAGTGTGATTGATAAACGTCCATAGTAACTGTAAAAATCCCATACACCAACTTGACCGTTGCGGGCGATTTCATTGTTCTTGATCGACTTTGTGAATGTCGGGTATTTCTGCAATGCGTAAAAATTCAACGGATCTACATAAGCGCCAGCCTGTGAACCTTCGTTGATTGTGATTGATTCACCGTTCTTGTTAGTGATTTTGAAGTCGTAGCCTATCATATTTGCTATTATATCATTACGAACAAAAAAAGCACACAAAACGTGTGCTTTTAATGGTTTATATTGTGTCTAGTCGATACGCTAGTCGTTGCGCTACTTCATCATAATCAGTTGAACTTCCACCGTTCGCACTGATATTGATATTGTTGTTTTGCACACGTCCGCTTCTGATTCCTTCGAGCTGTGACACTAGGCTAGGCATGTTACGCACCATGCTTGCATTCAATACATATTCACCGCTGTGAACGTCACCACCTTGCGATCCTACGAATCCACCGTCGTGGAACTGTGGCTTTTTAGCACCTGCGGAAACGCTTCCAAGTTGTGATTGCAATGAAATAAGGTTTCGAAGTGAGTTCGCCATTTCGCCATACTTTGCAATTGCATTGTTCGCGAAGGCATCAACTGTCGCTTGTTGAATCTTTGATTGATCCTGCAAGAATGCTGTCATGTCCGCTTCATATTCCTTTTGCTTGTCGTACTTTGTTTTAATGATCAGAACTTCTTGAAGTGTTTGTTCAGTTAGTTTCAATAGCTTCGCTTTTCCTTCTTCTTCGATTCGTGTGAATTCGTCAAGGCTTGCGATTCGTTTCGTTTCTGCAAGTTGCTGTTCGAAAGTCTTTTGTGTTGCAAGCTGTTTATCAAGTCCGAGTGTTGCGGGATCAATCCCTGCATCTGCAAACTTCTTTTTTATTGCGTCAATGGTTTCTTGTGAACGCTTTTCATATCCTACGCGAGCATCAACGATCTTTTGATATTCCGCAAGTTGCTTCGTATCTTCCGCAGTTCGATCAGTCTTCTTGTTGATTTCGTCAATCTTCGATTGTGCATCAACTACCGTTTGTGCAAGCTTTTGATTTGTTTCGGCTGTTGTTGAAACAACTGTTTCACTGAATTTCTGAAGTGCATCAGTGAGATTTTTTCCGATTTCAGTCGTTGCCTTCTGTGCTTGCTGTTGAACGTCAAGCAACTTCCCTGCAAGTCCTTCAAACTTCTTTTTTGCCTCATCTGTTTGTCCACCAGTTGAAGCAATATTGTTTCCAAGATCTGATACTGCTTTGCTTGTTTTTGATATCTTATTGAACTGATCGTCACTAACTGGCTCGAATCCAACACCATTAACCGCATCAATACTTTCCAAAATTGAAGAAGAAGCAGTACTGATACCTTGTCCCATTTTTTTGAATCTTTCACCAGTATATTCTGCTGTTGATTTTGTATAGGCGAAATCTGGGTGTGTAAATGTATCAATACTTTTAGCCAAATCTTTAAAACCTTCTTTGAAACGTCCATGGATTATATCTGACATTCCACTTCCAAAAAGTTTTACTGATTTAGTAACAGTTAAAAAACCATCAACAAGTGGTGAAACCGCTGTAGCAAGTAAATTCAACAATGATTCTCCTATATTTTTTGAAAGCCTAACAATAAAAAGTCCAATCTTTATAAAAGATACAACTGAAGCAGTAACCTTATATATTGCTTCTGAAGTTTTGTTGAACGTTTCTGGCGAACCTGCGAATTGACCAAGTAGTCTTCCAAATTCTCCTTGAATAAGTCGAACTGATTGCGTAAGTGTTCCACCGATATTTGCTTGCAAGTTTTCAAAACGTGCTTGCAATATACGCTGTGTGTTAGCAAGTCCTTTCGATGTTCGATCAAAGTCGCCTGTTGCATCAGTAACTTGTTTAGTTATCAATGCTTGTGTTGCAAGTAAACGTTGATTATCAGTCAGTACGTTTGAGCCTACTTTGATACCCATGTTTAACAACTCTTGTTTCAACTTTGTTTCGTTGATCATGATGTTATATGCACGCAGTGGCTCTGACTGTCCTGCATATCCTGAACGAAGTGCATTCAATGCATCTTCTGGTTTTGTGTTGAAGAACGATGCAAGATCCGAAGCAAGCTGTACTTGTTTTACTGAAAAGTTTGCAACTTCATCTGCTGAAAGACCTGCCGATTTTGCGAACAATGCGAATGAACTTGCACCATCAAGCGCCGCTCTTTTTGATAGACCTATCGCATACGCTCCATCTGCAAATTTGAATATTTCTTTCGCCGCATCACCAAAGATCACCGCAGTCTTTGACATTGATTCATTAAGATCACTTGAAGCTTGAACAGAAGACTTGAAAAACTCTAACACTGCACGTCCTGCTTTCTGCGCAAGATCATAAAGTGCCAAGTTGATAGCAACTGAAAACTTTTGGAAAATACTTTGCTTTTTCGAAGCTTTGTCCATTGAATCTTGATATTCTTCAATTGATATTTTCCCTTTCTGTAGATTTTCAGTAAGCTTCTTTTGTTCACTGCTTAAACTACTAAAAGTTTTTAATGCTTTTTGTTGACCTGCAATAGAATCTAACCCTGCATTATAATCAGAAAGTGTGATCTTCCCTTGCATGAATTGCTTCGAAAGATCTTGCTGTTGCATTTTTAACTTTTCAAGCGAAGTGTCGGCTTTGTTCGCGCTCGTTGAAATAGTATCAATCTGTGTGTTAGCAGATCGAATGTTGGTATTAAAACTACCGTCGAGCTTCGCGCCGATTTCGTAGATTAGTTGTGATACTGTGTTTTGCATAGGCTATATTATTTCTTGAAAAGGCTTCGGAAACTGTCGACAATATCCTTGTTTCTTGTCCTTTCATCTTTCATCATTGTATCATAAGTACCTTCTTTGTACTCGCCCGATTTCTCGAGAATGTACACCATTTCCCTACTATACTTGATGAATTTGTCGATACGCATTTCGCGAATGTCGTTGTATGGTACGCCGAACCTGCACATTTGTAAGATCGAGCGTTGAAGATCAACTAATCCGCTTGCTGTTTTTTTTCGTCACCACCTTTTTGTTCTTTTTGCTGTAAATACCTGTTTGATTGAAAGTATCCCGCGATTGTCATGATGTCGTTTTGTGTAAGATTGTCCTGAAGAAATTCAATAGTTGTGTCGGGTTGATAGCGCTTGAATAGTACGAAACATATTGCAAGCATCTTTTCGAACACATAACGCAATTGAGCTGACCCGTCTTCACGAATCAGCTCTTCTTGCGCCTTCTCGACTTCTTCGTGAAGTTCCAGTATTTCTTCAGTCTCGCCCACTGATAGTTCAATAGGGATTTTGAATTCTTTCCACTTTCCGTCCACCATTACTTCAACCGTGTGATACGAATCAAGTCCTTTCAACTTTAATCGTCCCATATTGTTTTTAGTAATTAGTCGGGTAATAAGGCTAGATAGTTTGTTGGAAATCTTCGATTGAGATCACTTCACCTTCTAGTTCAAGGGGCATTTCTGCAACGTTGTCTTCAGTGTCACCCGCTACGTTGAATGTAGTTGGCGCAATGTTTACAACTCCCTTCATGTTCACAACGAATTGATCGTTGTTTTCGTTCACGTTAGTCAAACGCATGAATACACCTGACTTGATACCTGTTGCATTGAATGTAACAAGTTTTTTAGTCGCTGGCGTATAGTCGTAAGTAACGGCTACAGTTTGCGCTGTAGTAGTACCAGTCAAGAAAACGATTGTCCACTTGCTTGCTACCTTCACTAGTTCGTAATCAGTACCCGCAACCATTGCTCCGTCAACTGATCCAACAACTGAAACGATAGTCGGCGCGTTGCCGTTAGCGTTCTGTCCGTTTAGCTCGATTGATGCGTTTAATGAAAAACCTGAAGCGATAGTTTGAAGGTGTCCTGATACAAGAGTACCTGCAACGTTTGAAGTAACGATTTGACCACCGTTCATCAATGCAAGGTTTGTACAGTTGATTTCGCAACTGTTTCCTTTGAGTGCGAAAACGTTTCCTTTCTTATACTTCTTGATATCTGGAACGTTGTCGAATGACAAGTTTACTGTTTCAGATTTTGATTCAAGAGACAAGTCGCGAAGCGCTCCGATGTCAACCCATGAAAGCCCGTCGTTGCTTAATTCGCATTTGAACGAACCTGCTCGAACTGCACTTTCATTTTGAATTTGTGTTTGTGCCATATAATTTTACTGTAAGTAAATTAGCTTATAAAGCCTTGAAACGATAGTCTTTTTCGCGGGTTACTCGTTGAATGAATTCTTCAGTTACTTCCACTATAGAACCTTTGTCATAATATGTTCCATAGATAAAAGCACCGATCATCACTTCAACGTTGAAAGGTGATGACATTTCTTTCTTTTTGGTTTTTTGACCTGAAGATTTCTTTGCCATATTCGTATTATATCACCTTGATATTATATGCGCTATACCGTGATTTCTTTTTGAGACTTCACGCGAACAGTTACCGCAAAAAGGTAATACTTTGATAGTTCATCGAATGGCATTTCAGTGATCTGATCAACCGTTGTAGATACTGGATCGCCTACGCCCGCGAATACTTTGCTTTGGAATAGTGAAGCAACCTGATTCACTAGGTTGTTTGCATCATCATAAGTTCGAGCAACGCAAGTCAATTGGTAATATCCAACTGTCATGTTGTACACAACTGGCTTTCTGATCAAGTTGTAGATCACGAAAACGTCTGGATTCTTTGTGTCGGGTAATCTTTGAGGGTAAACGTTCGTATTACCTGCCACGGTTAGTGCGGGAATATTCGCTTGAAGTTGTTGAAAAATAAATTCAGTCATAGATTGATTATAGCATTTTTTTAGATCTTGCCGAGATCACGAAGCCCTTCAAGAAGTATCTTCAAGTTTTCTGGCATAGCCTTTGCTACACCATTACGCATGAACGGGCGGGGTTGCATTCGTATTGTTCCGAATTCAACATGCACCGCATAATCTTTGTTTGCGATTACTTGACCCGACAAAAAGCCAGTACGTTTTACGCGTATTGACTGGCGAAGTTGACCCGTTTTAATTGGTGGCTTTGGAAAATTGGTGAATTCTAGCACAACGTCCTTTTGCGTGTTGAATAGAATCTTGTCCATGATCCCGTTAGAACTGCCAAGCTTCTTGTTGATAGTTTCAACAAGCTTTTGTTCGAGTTGCTCCGCTTTTGCGCCACTGATTTGCTTGCGTACTATTGGCATATAGATTATGCGTTGATTACTTCTTCGGCACTGACTTCAACATGATGCGCGATAGTCATACCGTCGAACGGATCAACACTTTTAACTTGAAACCTTCTTCCGTCGACTTGTATTTCGTCCTGCAATAGGATATCAACACCAACTTCGAAAAAGAAAAGGTGGCTTCCGACTGTGGTTTTGTAAGTTCCCGCTACAACGCTTGATTGCGCTTGTTTTGCATACCGTGTCGGGTATGTTGCATTAGTCGCCCACGAATCAACAACGCCACCTGAAGGCGTTCTAGTTTCCGTCTTGCGAAGAATCGTCGCTGTTTTGTTGAGTTTGTTTGTAAACATATGCGGGGTTTGTTGTTTTAGCCTTTGCTAGTTCGATTGAAAAAAGTTTGATACTCATATTATCCAATTGTTACTGACTTATATTTCTGAAGCATGTCGACCGACTTGCCGAATTGCTTTTCGATATCTGCGCCATTCTCCGACATGTAAGTGACTGAATACGCTCCGATAGTTTCTGACTGGATATCATCTGACTGGAATTTCTTTTCGATGTCGTTGATCACGTCGATCACCATTTTTTCGCAAGCGAATCGAACATCTGAAGGGATAGTATCATTCGCTGTTTTAATTCCCGAGTTGTCATATTCATACACATAGCGACCGCGTACGGCTTCGATTGTGACCCCTGCGAACGTTTCAACGAACGAACCACTGCGAAGCTTGATATATTGCGTCTCGTGGCGATTTAGGGGGTAAAAAACGGCTTCCTGACTGATATTCACGTCGTTCATTTTCAGTGAAGTGGTGTCCGTCTTTACGATGAAGTGTGGCAACATCAATGTGTTGTCCCTTTTGCTATCAAAGTACATAACGTACGGAGCAACGTCGTTGCTTTCTGCCATTTTATAGCCGACAATACCGTCAATAAATAGGCTTGCGCTTTCGATAAGACGATCAATAACCGCAGCTGGTACGGCTGTTGTGTATAAAGTGGCAAGGCTTTGATAAGTTGTATACATATGTCGTCATTATACACAAAAAAACGTGCAACTGCACGCTTTCTTGTTTGAAACTATTTTGTTTCTGTTGGAACTTTTTTTTCGTCGTCACCTTCTTTGGTGTCGCCTTCAACTTTGTCGCCGTCCTTTGTTTCGTCGCCGTCTTCATCAGTCTTTTGATCTGAATCGTCCTTTGTTTCGTCATCAGTTGGCTTGTTGCCTTTCTTCATAACGACGATGTTCATTTCGTTTTGAAGTCGTTCGTTGAAGCGGTTTTGCTTGCTGACTTTGTCGAATGATTCCTTGTCCTTGTACGCTTTTTCAAGTGCTTCAAGGCTAGGATACCATTTCGAGCATGTTACAAGTCCTTCAGTAACAATTGCAACGATTGCGAAACTCATTTCTTTTGTTCGAATAACGTCGCCCTTTTTGAATAGTTTGTTCATAATAATTTTGAATGCTATGTTGATAACATTTACATATTACAACAATTACTAGTGAAGGTCTACTATTTCAAAGTTCGGGTTGTTGTCGATTTCGTCCTTTTGGAATTTAACTCCCAAGCCTGATTCGTAAAGATACTTTTTCACAATGTCGTGAATGGTAGTGTTATTATCAACTGTCAACCATTCTGCGCATATGTACAAGCCGTCCTTGTCTTCAAAAATTGGCGCGTACTTGTTCGAATGTACAAGATCATGAATCCATTTTCCTGCATTCGATGTTCCACCACCGCCACCGCCCTGATAGTTTGGATTCAATAGTGAGTAGTTTAGATTTACTTGACCATAGTCACCCATTGGATCAACGTTTTGAATAGTCATGTACATTCCAACACATGAAGTGATTTGCATCACGTCGCTTTCACGATATAGCAAAGAGTGTCCAAGTCCCATGCTTCCACCGTTTGCCATTTCAACTGATAGCGTAACGTCGGTATCATATCCGTTTCGATTCTGTTGTGAAATAAAAGGAATGATTGAACTACCTGCGACAAGTGGATCAATATCAACATAATCAACGCGCATCATTGTATCTTCCTTCAACGCTGGCATTGTGTTGTTTTGCAAGTATAACGTGTGTTGTTCTTCGAAGTTCACGATCTTCAGTGTTTGCGATTGAATGAACTCTTGTTCGGTTAGTGCGGGGTTGTAGTCGTAAACAATTCTACCGATTCGCAAAGTCCAGTTTCCAAGATTTCCTGCTGTTCCAAGAAGTGAAATTGAATTGATTTCGTCGAGCTTGTCGGGCGCAATGTAATGCGTTTCTGTTCCTGCTGGCACTGTTCGTTGCCATGATGTAACGTTTCCGTTGATTTTACCGTTCACGATCATCTTTGCGCCTGAAACGTTATCAAGTACAAGCTGAATTACATGATTTGGCTCGTTTCCAACTGGAATGGCGCCAAGTGAAACGTTCATGAATTCTGTTGTATCACCGTTTCCATTCTTTGCCCAAAATACTGGCAAGTAATCTATTGGCGCGGGCGATGCGGTATTCAATGCGATGTTGTGATCCAAAAAGATACCAGTCAATACCTGATTCACGTTTCCACCATAATTATTTAGTTTTATTGAATAGATACTTCCATACTCTTTTGTTGAAACACTAGAAACATTTCCATTGGTGAAATCGAGCGCAACCGTTTCGCTTTGTGGTGAACCGTTAATATCTGCACCGTTGATAATAAGTTTTACTGGAGAATTAGGATCATAGTTTCCACTATTCTTGTATTCAAAGTGAACCTTCGTTGGAAAGTCCATGCTTGTATATGGACTAAAATCAATCGCGAAGTTTGATCCTGTGCTTATGTAGTAATAATCCTGCATGACAATGCGACGTGCTGTCATTGGATATGGTTTGTTTGGAATGGTATTCATACCGTTTCATTTTATCACACAAACAAAAAACCCGCATTTCTGCGGGTTTCCTGTAAGGCTACAATGGTTATGGCATTGTAATATCTGTGATTGCTGTCGAGATAGTTCCTTGAACGAATGCACCAACTTCGTTAGTTTTAACATACGCACTCATACGCTGTGTAAGGCGTACGGCAACGATGTCGCGCTTGAAGTCGTCTTCGTTTTGTGTAGCAAGTGCGATACTAATTCCGCGACGAATTGGTGTGTGGAAACGGTTGAAGTCTCCCAAAACGAATTCATCTGCATTAACTAGATCGTTCTCAACTACAACAACATTCTTGATTGACATACCGTCTGCGGTACTGAATGGTGGAAGAATGTATTGTCCGTTTGCATCTTTGGTAAGATCAAGCTTCGCTACATCTGTCGAATTCAATACGACAAAGTTTGGTGTGTACTGCTTTTTACTAGCCTTGCGAACTTGCAAGATAGCAACGCGAATAACATCAAAAATGTTAGGGTTTTGAACCTGTGCGTTCATTCCAACGGTAGTAGCGTTGAAAGTAGGCGCGATTGACAAGATACCTGCAATTTCGGTTGTACCGTTTCCTGAAATAAGGAGACGATCAATTTCGATTTCGAGATCACGTCGTAGCTCATTCTGTACGAATGAAGCAAGCTGTGGAAGGTCTTCCAAAACTTCGTTAGACATTTTTCCTGTCACACCGATTTTCTTAACAGTAGCACTGAATACACCGAATTCGTAATCCTTTTCTGGGATCAACGCAAGTTCCACTGTAGTTGCTGGCGCTCCTGTTTCGTTCAATACTTCAACCCATGAAACTGTCGCCGAAGTGGTAGTTTCCATTGGTGTAAGATTGATGATGCGTACTGGCTCTTTTGCAAGAGGTGTAACGCCTGCTTGACGATCTTCTTCTGGAAGTTCACCAGTCAAAGAGTTCAATTCTGAAAGAGTTTTGACGTGGAATTCATAACCCTTTTGTTCGGTTTTCAAAGATTTGATTTCCGCAACAACTTCTTCGGTTGCTACTGGCTCAAATTTTGTTTTCCCGTTCTTCCCTGAAATTTCTTTCATGAAAGGACTTGCAACTGCTCCTTGTTTTCCAAGTGCCTTTGCCATTTCCGCACCTGCACTTTGTCCAAGTGCTTTTACGAAAGCTTCTGAAGTGAATCCTGATTCTGCAACCGCTTTGACTACAGTGTCACGAATACTTTTTGCAAGCTCTGAAGGAGATTCAACGTCAGTAAATTCTACCGCGTCATCTTTTGCAACGATCATGTTGCCTTCAGTATCTTTCAAGAAAGTACCTGTTTCATCACAAGCATACTTCACGCCTTCGTATAGTTTGAATAGATTTTTCATACTATAAAAATTGTATTAAAAGTTTTTAATAAAGTTGTTGGAAGTCCAGTCAATCAGTTGCCCGATAGCATGGAGTGGTTTTGTATATCTTCCCCTTAATAGTCACAATATATCACAAAAGAAAAAACACTACAAGCGGGAAGCTGTAGTGTTCGATCTTTATTTCGACAACATTCGTATCGCTACCGATAGATTAGTCAAGTACTTTCGCTTTCTCTGTTCTTCTGGAGTAGGCTCGTGAATGACCTCTGTTGGAACAACTTCTGCTTCGCCCTTGTCGTTGTCGACAACTTCTGGCGCTTCTTCAGTTGGTGTTGTTGGTGTTTCAGCTTCTTCGGTTGCGGTTGGTTGTTCTTCGTCAAGTAATTCTTCAGAAAGTTCTTTCAAAAGAATAAGGTTTTCGCGAACGTCTTTTGTGATAGCTTCTTTGTCGAGCTTGATCACTTCTGAAACGTTGATACCTTTTGACTTCGCAAGTGCGAGCTGATTTGCGGGAATAGATACACAAGAAAGTTCGAGCAATTCAGAATCGTATAGTACGAAAGTATTTTCAACCATGTCACCGCGCTGTGGAATGAATCCGATTGATACGGCGTTCATGAATCCGCCTTTGTAAAGATTGAAATATGTCTTTGCAAGTTCGTATTCGTTGACTGCGAACTGCGCACGTCCGATAAGCGCACGCTTTCCGTCAATGATTTCTTCCCATATGTCGGTAATTTTACCGATAGGGGCTTCATCATGTTTGTGTTGCGCGAGCAATACTGGATTGTTCATGAAATTCTTATAATTGACCGTTGCGATGTCAACCATTTCACCGTGGCGATCTGGCACTTCAATAGTCATCACAAAATCAATCGTGAAATTCTTTTCATTGACTGAATTTGCTTTCTGCTTTGCGAAAAATACTTTCTTGTTCATACGTTTGATTATAACATTATATTTTTACAAGTACCACTATTTCAAAGTAGGGGTAATCACGCAACGGCAGTTTATCGACTTTTCTGCGGGGTACATTTCACCGTTTGGGAATGATGAACTTTTATCTACCACAACCCCGTCATTGATTTGGTGTTCTGGTCGAACTTTTGAATCTTTCGCCGATACCCACATCTTGCCAGTGACGACATCTGATTGATTGAATGATTGCTGAAGTCCGATATTTGAAACAACGGTCGCTTCAGTTTGTGCGATTGTAGTCGCTCGAACCTTGCTCATATCAAGGAATGTTTGCTTCAGTCTTTTGACCATTGCATCACGTCCTTTTCCTTCGTCGAGAGTTGTTTGAATAAGCTCTTGAATGGTTTTGTATGTAGTCTTGTTGATAGAATCCGCGAATAGTGAAGCGCGTGCTTCAAGCATTGCAATTGATTGCGCATCTAGGGTGTAGTTGTTCGCTTTTACATGAACCATTTTCACCGCTGTTGATCCGACATTACCTGATCGAAGCGCCATGTTTGGGAATACTGTCATTGCTGACTTTACTGAACGTTTTGTTTCGTCTTCAAGGTTGAAAACCATTGATGCTGATATTGCTTGATCTTCTGTTAGTCCTTCGAGCTTTGAAACAACACGCTTGCCCTGATGAATAAAGAATGCTGACATTTCGTTCATCATTTCCTGTTCATTCTTGCGTTGCACTCGATGAACTTCGTTCACATACGCGCCCTTGATTACTGGATCAGTGAATAGATTTAATTCGTTGCGTGCCTTTGTCACTACTTGCGTTTTTTTTTGATGATCTGCAATTACTGAATCAACGATTCCGTCGATTGCCTTTTCGTATGCTTGTAGTTTCTTGTAAAGATACATGCGCCCTTTGAATACGTTCTTGTCGATAGTCTTGCCAGTTGTTGCAAGTGGATCTGGTACAACCGTTGCTACTTGCTGAAGTGTTTGTGTTCCGATTGTGCGATAAAGATTGTCACCACCTTCGATTGGATCATATCCCATTTTGGCGCGTACTTCGTTTACAGTGATGAAACGATCAACGCCCTTGTCGAGTTCTTCAAGCAACATCTTGCGGTCTTCAGTCACAAATGATTCATGTTTCAAGATTAGTACTTCGCTATAGTTTGGCGCAATGAATCGTTCTGTCAATCCTTCTGAAGCAAGCACCTGAAGTGGTTGAATTGTGAAGTTGATGAATTGCTTGTATCCCGCTTCTGCGTTTGCAAGATTCACGTCGTCGGTTGTGTACATTGATTTCGGGATACCCATTGCCATTGCAATGTCATCGCGTGAGAACTTCATGTTCTCGATCAACTGCATGTCTGTTGCGCTCAAAGTAAGCTGTTGATATTTATAATCATCTGCACCACCCATGATCACGACACCGCCTGAAGCCTTGCTGTTCTTCACGCCAAGTTTTACTTTTTCCTTTGCTGTGTCTAGGTCTTCCTGTGAAGTGATTCCCTTGATGAAAAGAAGTCCGTCTGGTCGTCCGCCATTTCCAAGTACTGAATTTTGGATATCCATTGAACGACGTTCCGCAGTAACACGGTTGATGATTGGTGTTAGTACACCCGCCCCGCGCAATGCGTTTGTTGGATCTGGTTTCTTAATGTGAACCATGTCTTGCATTGTCAATTCTTCACCTTTTCCGTTGACGTAGTGAATGTATGTGACAACTCCGTCCTTCACTTTCACTTCGACGGTATCTGGTCGAATGTTTATGATTCCCTTGATCTTGCCGTTATCGTCCTTGATAAGCTTCAAGAATGTTTCACCCATAAGCACCATGTTCACACCCATGATGAAGAAGAATTCTGTTTTCGTTTGGTAAGTGTTTGGCTTGTAAAGAATATCAAGCGCTTCGTGCATTTCAATTCGTTCAATTTCCCCCTTTGTGTTTAGTACCTTGAAAAGATCAAAATCAGTCGATGAAAAGACTGTTGCAATGCGGTTGGTAAGCGCGAAAACGTATAGTGATTTTTTGTAAGCACTGATTGAAGCGATGTCCGATGAACTCTCGCCGTCGATCATTGAAAAAAGTTTATCGTCGAGAACGTCCAAGCTTGTACCAACTGACCCTTGCGCGATCATGTCGAAATCTTTTACTTTCTCCCCAAGTAGGAATTTTACGAATTTGTTTAACATATGTTTTGCATTATAACCCTTTTTGTATTACTTCACAATGAAACTACGAGACAAGCAGTTTCCTGTTATTTCCGACTAGTCCGTCAATCACGTTCACACAACCGTCGCACGCATCGTCGTGTGGCTCTACGCCAAGCCCGATGATCTGTGTCAACAATTCTTCTGCACCCTGTTTAGGAAACAATACGATTCCGCTCTTGATATACGGCGCAACCATGTTCAAGCGGAACTTCTTATCCTGTGAACTGAATACGTTTACCGCATCAATACCGTTTTTCATGAATACCTGTGTTGCTACCCGTTGGAATTGGTTTCCTTCAACGAAGAATCGAACGGGGTTTCGTAGCCGTGCCTTCAATAAGCGGGCATTGCTGACAATTCCGTGGAAGTCTAAGCGCTCATTGACGAAGTTTGCAAGAATCAGAATTCGTTCTTCGCCGTATTCGTTTTGAACCACCATTGCGGGGATCATAGCCGTACAGTCCGCCGTTTGTTTTTCTGAAATAGCCAAGTCGACACCAACTCCCGAACGCAAGAACTTTTTCTGAAGCCATGATTCGTCATAGTACTGGATATCAGTTTCTTTGATGATCTGGTCTTCTTCATTCACGATCTTCAACAAGAACTCACGCGCCCAAATAACAAGCCCAAGCCCTGCACCTGAAAGCATGATTTCTTGTTTCTTCGCTTCGATTGATTCCCGTGTCGGGTACATTGCACGCCATGTGACATATCCGTTCGCATCAATAAGCGGGAAGCGTTTCACCTTCACGATATCCTTGCCGTTCTTTTCAAGGTTAGCAAGCAAGCAGTCTTTGTGAACTAGGTTTCCGATGATGATCACGCGTGTCAATCCGAGTTCTTCTGGCTTCATACCTGCCAAAACTTCCGCGAAGAACCATTGGCGGGTTTTCTTGCGTTGCTCCTGTGACTTTGTTGAATCAGTGTTTTCGATATCGTCGCCGACAATAAGATCTGGCTTGTGATCCTTCATGTTGTCATCAGTAAACTTCATACCGCGGATATTCTGCCCGCGTGAACGTGCAACAATGAAACCATCACAAAGATTCAACTGTTCTTCTGACCACTTGTGCGACATTTCAACCGATTTCTTTTTCACTAGAATCCCGAAGTCTTCTTGAAGCTCCTTACTCGATTCAATCATCTTTCGAATGTTCGCAAGGTTACGCTTTGCATCTGAATCAGTAGCCCCGATCATTACCGCCAACTTGTGTCGCTTTGTTACGATAGCCCACAACACGAATGCTTCGACAATGGTCGACTTCGCACTACCACGGAAACCAAGAATCGCTATGAACTTCTGAAGTGATTCAAGGTCGTTGAAAAGTTCTTCATGGAACGAAGCCATTTGAAGCACGAACTTCCCGCGCAAGTAGATCTGGCAAAAAGCCGAAAAGCTATCCATTGAAAAAGCCAAGCGGAAGTATTTCGCTGGTTGTGTTTCCTGCTTGCCGTCTTTGGTGATCATTATTCCACCGAATAGGCAAAGGTCGATTTCTTTTTCAGTGAGTACTTTCATAGTTCGTTCGTGTGTTGCTAGTTATATATTATTACTTTTACTTTTACTTTTATATTACCTTTATTTTACTATTACCTTTACTGACATGTGTGACACATGTGAAGCACATGTGTTTAATTACTCATAAAGTCTATAAAAATAAGGATTTTATGTTTCAAAAAAGTCCGAAATGATTTCTTTTTCTTCATCATTAGTTTCTGGTAAAAAATCAACATGTTCTTCGCTAGGAATGTAGTCATCTGGCGCTGAAACTGGTGTCGTAGCTTCGACATCAATCACGTTGGCATCAAGGTCGCCGACATATTCACCCTGCTTTTTATCAACGATAAAGTTCGCACCACCGTTGCGAATTTCTTCACGAATTTCAAGGATCTTCTTCAATTTCTCGTCTTCTGATTCATCATCATCGAGCGAAAGATTGACCTGCTGTTTAGCTTTTCCAATAGCCTGTGTTAGTGCTAGTTCCATGAATGCGAATGCTTGCCGTGGTGATAGTGAATCATCAAGTGCATAATCGAACACGCGTTTTACTACCGCCTGAAGTTTTGACATTTCAATTGGTTGACCGTTTTCATCAAATTCAATATGCAAGCGTTGTGCTTCTTCAAGAAACCAACGTCGCATTTGTTTTGAGTTTGCAAGATTCTTCGGTCTTCCTTTTGGATTACCACATACACCGCTTTTGAACGGAATTAGGTTTGCAGTGTTATCAACCTTCTTTTTCCCTTCTCTGTTTTTGTCACTGTTTTTCATACTGTTATAGTTTATCATGAAAACGAAAAAAGCCACATAGCGTTAGCAATGTGACTTAATTCTTCCCGATTCGTTCGACTGACTAACGCCATTCAATCTACTACGGGCATGTAATTCTTGCGAACTACAACTTTGTTAGTATATACCTGTGAAAGTTTTATGTCAACAAATTATCTGCGAACCCTTGCTTGATCAATTCTTCTGATCCGAGTATGTAGTGATTATCAGTCAACATCTTCTTTTTGATATCCTTCATTTTCGTGTATTTCTTGTACAAGCCTTCACACTTATTTCGCCAAAACTTGTCATATTCGAAGTTGTTTTCGCTCATTTGCATATTGTGCGAATAAGCCCAATTACTGCCCGAATGTACCAAGTGTACCGCATATTCAGAAACATAGCGCTTTGACCCCGTTATGGCGATTAGACTGCCCGCAGAACAAGCCATTGAAGTAACATAGGTTATCACTTCAATACCTTTCGCTTTCGCACGTTCTATTTGCGAAATTAGATCAAAACAGTAATTCACATACCCACCATATGACGATATGAATATTTCGATCTTCTTGGTTTGTAAAGATTCAACTTTCTTCACTTCTTCGATAAAAGGAAGTATGATTTCTTTTGGAAAATTCTCATCTACAGTATCGAATATGTAGAACTTTCCGTCCTGAAATGTGTTTTGTGAAACTCTTGATTTTTCAACCATAAAAATTACTTTTTACCTGATAAACGCTTTTGAATTTCGACATCTTCGAGCGTACTCATAATAGCCATAACTGCCCCGCGATCATCATCTGACTTCTTCGTTCTGGTTTCACCCTGATATTCATAATCCCTGAATAGCCTGTGTTTGTAAGCGAACGCCGTCAACATTGAATCACTGATTCGCTTCTTTTCCTTTCGGTATAGCTTTGTAAGCGTATCAATCGCGTTCATTGTTTCGATATACCGTTCGACTGTTGCCGTGAAGTAGATCTTTTTGTACTTGCGATTGATAAATAGATCCTGATTTTCGGCTGTTGTTCCGTACCGCATGATTATATGCGCGACGATAGTCATTTCATCTGATTTATACGAAACATCATATTCTTGAACCTTTTCCGTATCTTGCATTAGTTCATCGAAGTTCAAGTGATGTTTGAAGCATAGCTTCTTCAGGATATTGATTGCGTTTTCTTTTTCGCCATCAAATCCGCGCTTTGCAATAGCAACAATTTTCCCGACTAGTCTTTCGTCCATAAGCCTGAAAAGTTTATGCTTGTATACTCCGATTCGAATCCTTCAAGTAGTGTGAATACTTTTTCCGCAACTGAAGCATCTTTGTATTCGATTTCTTCGTACTCGAACACTGCACCTTCAGTGATTAGCGCCTTGATCCAGTAGATCACATCATCTTTGTTTACCTGATACGCATCAGTCGACATGATAGCCTTGCCGTGATCGCATTCGCGAACATATGAATCTAGTTTTGAAATAACCTTTGTTGATTCGATAGCGCAGTCCATGAAGTCGAATCCGAATTCTTCACAATACAAATACTTTGCATGTCCGTGACTTTTTGCGCAATAAATATAATAATATTCATCTGAAATAAGTCGGTAGATACGCCATGTAATAGGTTTTTGCGCCTTCTTTTCACGTTTGATCATTTTCCCAACGTCGGGAATATGGTCGAAATTGTCTTCTTCTCCGAATAAATTGACCATATTATTTTTCGTATTCAGCCTTATAACGCCACAACGCCAGTCCGATTGCTTCGATTGCGACTAGTAACCCGAGCAATAGGAAGATCACGAACCCTTCTGTTGAAAATGGATTCTCGAAAACAAGAATATTCACACCGTACAAAATAGATACGAGAATATAACAAAGTTTTGGAAAAATGAAGAACAACATTCGTGCTTTTTTTAGTAAAATTTGCCATGGTAAGTCATTATTGAATTTCACATCTTCTTCTTTTTCAAGAGTTGCACGCATTACCATTGCACTACCCTTCACGATTCTGAATGCAAAATCAGCCAGTATGTACTTATCAAGTAGCCTGATTTGAATCAATTGCGCACCCGATGTTTGCGAATAGCCGATTCTGATTGTGAATAATCGCCCTATAGTTTTTTGAAAGAACCCGACTTTGCTTTTAGTCATAGTCATTTTTATTATTATTCAGTGAAGCGACTGCTTTCCTGATTTCTTCTGATGATAATTGTTCTTGATACCGTTTATTTTTTGAATTGCGCAATTCCATAATGACATTCTTCATCTTGTGCAATTGCTCCTTCACTTCGGTATCGTTGCGCCTGTAGCCTTTCAAGCGGGCATATATACGCTTTTCAATGTCGAACCTTCCTGAAGCATGGAACTTGAAGAATAGCACGCCGTTTTCGAGTACATCGCAGTGATCAACAAGGAATGTCCACACTGCATCTTTGTAAGGCTCGATTGCGTTTCTTTTCAGTACGTTTTCAATAATAGGATTTGTTGCATCAACGATGTTGCCAGCGTAAACGTCCACAACCCTATCAAACGCCCTGATCAGCGCATCTTCTTTGGTTTCACCTGCGTGAAGGCTTTTCACTTCCTGAATATACGCCTTGCGAAGTTGGCTTTCATATCCAACGCCCGACATAGCCTATTTATCAGCCGAAACTGACATCATAAGTGCTATTACCCACGCGATGAATGTCCACCCAAGGAAAATGTTCAGAATCATTATTGCTGTTCTGTTCACTTTCTTTTTGTGGAACGCGATGATTGTTGGCAAAAAATATAAACCGATTGCCATTAGTACATACGTTAAAATCATAATTGTTTTTGTTGTAGAAATTCTGCTACCTTATTTTTATAGTATTGTATCTTTTCTTGATACCACAATGAATCGACTTTCATTGTTTCCTTTGATCGAACCTTGATTGCTTTGATTCGTTCTTCGCCTATCTTGTCGACAAGTGCGAATTCGAAGTCGCGCATCATTAGTTTTTGATCAATCCTTCCATTACACCCGTTGCATTGCGCGTGGCAATTGTCTTCATCGAAACGTGTCGCAAGTAGCGAACGTGACATGAAGTGACCGTTGTTGATTCCACGCATTCCGCTTTTCCAAAAGTGGCGCGCTCCGCAAATGATGCAACTACAATACCCGTAGTGATCAGAATCGCGAAGGCGAATATATTCGGAAAAAACTTCATCAAGCTTTTCTTTTAATTTTTGTTGATCGCTTTTTGCCATACGGGTATTACTTAAACATTATACTACTTTTTGAAATAACTTTCATGTTCTGGATTGTCCATGATAGCCCTGAAGAATCCACGCTTCACAACACTTTGCAAGTTCTGAAGTTTTTCTTCAGTTAGTACGAAGTCGACGTGAAAGTCTGCTTTGTACTCCTTGCCTTTGAATGTTGTTGAAAAAATGATGTCGTATTCAATAGGGTTGTTTTGCTCGTCCAATTGAATATTTTCGAGACTATAACGGATTTTGATTCGTGGTTTTTTCATATGGTTTAGTACAGATTATACCAGCGTGGCGCATTGCGATGCAACCTTTTGGCATTTTGATATCCTTTGTTTGATTGATAATAATCGCGAGCATTACCATGTACAGAAATAATGCGATCACGAACTTTGCATTGTTATTCATATATAACGGGGATCTTAATTTCTTTTAATAATTCGACTAGTTTTGAAGATTCGCACAAGTGCCAAGCTTCGATTTTGTTGTTGCTGTTCCAACTATTCCGCAGTGTGTGCATACACCCACCCTGCGAATAGCCATAGTATACATGACCGATCTTTGGAACTGCTTCACAACCTGTCTTCACTAGAATGACGATTGCATAGGGCGCGGGGATCATATGATTCGTTTGATTGCATTTCCTTTGATAATATTTACACGATCAACGGCTTCATCAATAGTTTCTTCGACTGAAAAATATTTAATGAAACACTTTTCTGTTTGACCTTTTCTGTGAACACGATCTTCGGCTTGCCAGTTTTTCCCAACGCTCCAGTTCTTGTCGATGATAAAGATCAAGCTTGAATTCTGAAGATTTAACCCTTCAGCGCCAGCGTTTATGTTTGCCGTGAAGAATTGAACTTCTTTTCGTTTGAACTTTCCGTCACCGTCTTCCTGCTTCAGTGTCGAGAATGACAACCCGCGTTCTTTTAATCCCTTGTTGATGAATTCGATTGTTGCAATATATTCAGTGAATATGATTGCTTGCTGTTCCCCGACTTCTTCAATCATTTCAAGTAAGTATTCTGCCTTCATCATACTTGTTGCCTGTCGTAGTTTTACAACCTGCACCATGTCTTTGTTGCGAATTACTGACCTGATTTCCTTTGGTGTCTTTTCACCAAGTTCGATGCACTTCTGAACGTAGTCCGCGAATGCTGTTGCATAGCGCCTTTTTTGTTCATCAGTCATTTCAATTTTAACCGTTTTGACAATTTTTTCTGGTAGATCGAGTACTTCGCTTTTTTTCACAATATCAACATCTGAAAGTATTCTGCTTCGAAGTTCTTCAAGATTCGCCGCACCTTTTGCAACCCATATCATACGGCGTGCGCGTGGAACATATTCAAGGTGTCCTTTGCAGAACTTTTTCTGGTATTCAGTTTTTCTTAATACCTGCGTGATTTTTGCATTGACCGCAAGAAGTTGATTCCATAGATCAGCGGGGCGATTAGTAACTGGCGTACCAGTCAACAACGTCACAACCTGCATGTTTTTTGATATCTCTATTACCCCCGCGCTTCGTTGTGTGTCCCCTTTGATACAGTGTGATTCATCAACGATCATGCGTTTGTACGCTTCGCAAATAGGATCTTTGAACTTCTTCGCTAGATCGTACGATATGATCAACCACTTTTTACCTTGAACGATGTCTTTTCCTTTTTTAATGATCTGAATATCGTCCGCACTTTCACCCATTACTGAAACAAGTTCTTGAAGGTAATTGTTTTTTGTCTTTGTTGGACAAACGACAACCGCCCCGAATTCCTTGTGCATTGATATTGATGTCACGGATTTACCCGTTCCCATTTCGTGCGCAAGAATCACTGAACGTTCACTGAACTGTTCAACTGCTCTTTTTTGGTGGCTCATTAGTTCGATCATATCATTCCTTTGTTTTTATATTGTTGCATTAGCTCATTTGTTGCACGAACTGTGGCAACATCTCGACCGTACTTTTCGACTAACTCATTGAAGTGATCACTATTCGGGAATATGTACATTTGATTTGCACCTGTTCCGAATACCACTTCTTCAACATCGTTCAGCCATTCAGTGAATTGCTTCGTTGTTCTGAATGATGTCAATGAATTTACCTGATCCGTTTGATGTCCTGTGTGATCGTATAGGACGAAACCAACTGCACGTTTTATGTCGTCGGTTGCATCTTCAAGCAATTCCTTTGGAATCTTTGCGTGCCAGTAGTCGTGTTTTTGTCGTGCATAGTATGGCACAACTGCACCCCTGAAAAAGAAATTCATCTTTTCTAGTGCCTTATTTACTATTTTGAAAGTAATTTCCACCGTTCGATATTCGCCCGCTTCTTCGCCATTCAATTGATTGATGTGATTTTCTGCAAGGGTTATGAACTGATTTTCCGCAACCACCGTCATTTCATCGAATACTTGTTTCGGGTTTGAATCTCGATCAAGGTACTTCAACAATTTAACAGAATCTTTTGTAATCATAGATTATTTTGAACTAGCTTTCGCGGAACGACCGCGGGGTTTTTTCTTTATCACTGGAACGTTTTTCAATTCTTCCTTCACAAGAAGTCCTTTGTACCAAGCATCTGCCTTTTCAAAATTATTTATAACATCTCTTTGGAAGTGTCTCATGTCACTTCCATTTTGTAGTGATTCAAAAAAAGCAATACCGTGATACAAAATGAATTTTATTGTGTCGATATCGTTTCTTGAAAATCTTCCTTTTGGTGGTACTCCGTAAGCTTGAACTGTAGCAAGAAGATATTTCTTCCTATCCATGTGCTTTGTTTTGCGAAGTAATGTTTTTAAAAAGTTGATTTCAGTCATAGGCTAGAAGGGTATGTCCGCAGGATCAATATCTTCATCTGGATATTCAATGACATCGTAGCCTGATTGTTCCGACTGTGGTTTTGAATAGTCCTGACTGTAAGCACTTTCTTCTTGTGGCGCACTTTGGCGATCATTCTTTGAACCGACGAACTGGAATGAATCCATTACAACTTCAGTTCGATATCGCTTCTTGCCGTCTTCGCCGTCCCAACTGCGTGTTTTCATTCGCCCTTCGATGTAGATTGGTGAACCTTTACCGAACCACTTGTGAACGGTTTCAGCAGTTTTTCCATAGGCGACTACGTTGTGGAATTCTGATTCTTCTTGCTTTTGCCCGTCCTTATCCTTCCATACACGATTCGTTGCGATTGAAAAGTTTGCGACGTGCATTCCGCTAGGAAGTGCTTTCAATTCGATTACGTTTGTGATGTGACCTGCAACGGTTGCTTTGTTGATATTCATAGATTAGTAAGTTTTTACTGTTATGTTTTCCGATAATTTTACGACTGATTTTGGTTGGTTGATTTGTGGAACTTGCGTTCCGCGCAATAGCTTTGGTTTGATTCCATTGTTCTTGCAAAATTTTCTGCGATCTTTTCGATTCATCTTTTGAAGAAAGTCGATTGTAAGTTCGCGTGTTTTCTTGTTTTCGTCCATATGACTATAGTCCCATGAAGTAATTTTCAAGCGCTTTTTGTTTTTCGTAAGTGTCCAAAATAGCGGGCATGATTTCTTCGATTATTTGTTCGACTTCTGATCTTGTAACTGTGATGATAAGGTAGTTGTTTTCTGGTATCGCGGGATCGTATACGAAGAAGTCTAGTTCTTCGGCTGTGTCGATCACAAGGAAGGCATCAACACATTGCCAGTAATAACCAGTATCAAGGCGTTTGATCTTATCAATCCCGTATTGATGTTGTTCACAATGGAACTCATACTTTTCAGTCAACGGGTTTTTGATAAACATTCCGAGTTCTTCAACATATGAAGCAAAGACTTTCGATGTAGGGTGTTTCATTTCAAGCACCTTTCTGATCAATGTTTTGTCTTTGTTGTATATGATACCGTCTGGTGAATATCCGAACTGCGGAAGCTTTGTGTTTGAAACTCCACCGCAAGTGACGGCTTGTTCGCCTGTGACTTCGTTGTACTTGATCAATCCGCTTTCTTCCTGAACAGTTCCCCAAGTCATAGGGTTTGAATCATGATCAACTGCGACTTGTTTTTCAACGAATGCGAATATCTTTTCCCTGAATCCTGAACCGCGAACCTTTGGTGTGTATTCTTCGAACTTCGAACCTGTGATCAATGGATTGCGCCATTCTTCCCACTCGTTCGAACGCTGTTCGAATTGGTGAATAATTAGGTGATCCATACTAGGCTTTGATTTCTTCTGCGTTCACATCAATGACGGGTTGTGTGGTTGGTTGTGTTGGTGGTACTTCTGGCGCAACTGGATCTTTTGGCGCTTCTGGTGGTGTTGGATCTTTCGGTTTGTTGGCTTCTTCGAACTTCGCCTTCATTTCGTTTTTTGCTTCCTGAATTTTCTCATTGTGCATCAACTCTTTGCCGATCTTCCCGAAGAATTCGCGAAGTTCTTCACCGCTGTTTGTTGCCTTGATTCGTTCGATTGTGATTTGAACTAGATCTGGTTTAACGTCCTGAATCTTTTCAGTGAAGTTTTTTGTTTCAACAATTCGTGAACCTTCTTCTTCAACGTACATGTTCGCCATTTCTTCTGGACAAGCCTTTCGAAGCGCGTGCATTTCTGCAACCTTTGCGATCATTGTTCGTGGTTTCTTATCCCACATTGATTCAGTATATTTTCCGTCCCAAGTTTTGCCCGCCTGATAGTATTCATCGAAGTAAACTTCAGCGATATACTCCCCGACTGTTCCACTTGATAGCTGTCTTTTGATTGTCATTGAACATGATTCAATCTTTTCGCCATTCATTTTATATGAAGGCTCTGAAACGTAGCATACACCTGAACGCATTCCGATCTTGCGAGCGTAACCGATTGAAGTCATAAGTGAATATGAATGAACCTTCCCACGATATAGCACTGCATAAATATCCTTTTGCATGAAGTTTTGTAAGTTGAACCCTGTCATATAGGCTTCAACAATAGCTTGCTTCATTAGTTCTTCCGAGAAATCTTTGAACACTGATTTCAAAAGTGATGCTTTGACTTCTGGTGTTGCGATTTCGCGCAAGCCTTCAGTGATAGCGTTTGAAGAATTACTTCTTTGTAAAACGGGTTTGTTTTCCATACATGTGAATAAATTTTAATAGTTCAGCACCCGATACGATGTAGCGTGGTTTTTTTTCCCCGCCGACATTTGTTGCTTCAAGGCGACCTTCTCGAATATAACGAAGTATCATTTGCTTTTGTGCGTTGAAACTTTCACCGCCGAATGCGACTAGGTTTTCTTTTGCAATGTCATTAACACTGTAGTGTTTGCTGGCTATGATCATAATTTTTTAATAATAAATTGATAATGTTTCGACATATGTATACTATACTATATTTTCAAAAAGTAAAGTGTAAAGAATATCTATACAAGATGGCTTCTGTTCGTCAAGACTCTTGTTGATCTTCCATTTGAAGTTGATTACAGTCCCACATAGTTGATCATTGAAGTGAACATGATCATCTTTTATGTAGCACATGAACATTGTTTTGTTTGAATCAATTCCCCTGAATGTATAGGCTACTAGTTCGGTTACTTGTTCAAGCCTGATTTGATTGTTCACCTGATCACCTTTGATATTCCTGTATAGGTTAGTAATTGCATCGACCTTTGAAACGAATATTTTCGCTTCAGAACTGATTGCATTATCGTTTTGAATAGATTTGTTCATGTAGTTTGCAAAGTTTCTTAATATCAGTTGGTAATTTGTTGAAGTTCTTTATTCCATACGCCTTCATTCGAAATGGTAGTGAATACGATTCGATTGCTTCGGGGTACATGAATGAAGCATCACTTGCACGGGCGCACCCCTTGTGCGATAGCCACACATGGAATGATTCGCCGTTAAACTCGTAACTGACAAGCATTGGCTTGTTGTAGATTACTTCAGCAAGATACATTTTGACGATTGCCATGCGAATACCGAATTCGCGCTTTTGATTTCCTGCTAGTGATGTTTCACGATTCTTGATGATTCGTTCTGAAAGCTGTTTTCGATATTCAGCTTTTGTGATTTTGTTTGTTTTCATGGATTGATTCTTAAAATTCTTTTTAATAAAACGACCTGATTTATCTTTTCGCCTGTCTTTTCTTCGTGCTTCCAACATAGATATCCGCCAAGTGTCATGAAGAACTGCCATAGCATGATAGGAATCTGGAAGTACATTCCCCAACTTAAAAACATGATTAGCGAAACAATGTCACGACCCCACCCGATCAAATAAACTTTGATATCTTTTTTTGATAGGAACAGTTGAACCATTGTGTTTGCTATAATGATGAATAAAACGTATACCGTGTTTACTGAAATGAAGTTCAGTATTTCTTTTGATTGCATGTGGTGATTATATTATTTCGTTTTGATAAGCATGTTCACCGTAAAATTCTTTTGATTTTTCATTATACCAAAGTGCGGCTTCTTTTTCCGTTGCGAATGTTTTTGTGTGTACATTCCCTTCGTACTGAATTTCTGCACGCCATGGCTTTATTGGTTGGTAGAACCCATTTCCATTTTTTTTGCGTGACATTCTTCTTTGACAAGAAACTCCTTTGTATAGCGATGTTGGCGTTAAACCACCATTTCCGACCGATCTTTTCCTATTGGTGTGTAGGGTAGTCGGTATATTGATAATTTTTAGATTACTTTTTTGAAGATTTAAATTGTTTTTGTCTATGTAAAGTACTTCTTTTTTGAAATGCTCACCTTTTTCGTTTTTTGTAGTGAGTAAGAATCTCCACATTTCGATGTAAACAGTTTTACCGTTTTGTTTTGGTAGCCTTGTTATAACTCCACCTATTGCGGGATACCAACTAAAACGATTCAAAAAGTCAAAATCTTCATCATCGACTATAGCAAACTTTCCTTGTGTCAATTGTATTTGTTTCATGATTATCTTTCAATTAGTTCAATTTCGAACGTGTCCTGAATTTTCATCACAACACTTCCGAATGCGGGCGATTTTCCCTTTTTCCCTAGTCCGCTCTCGAAGTTTATGCGACCATTAGGAACAAAGAACTTGCCCCCCCCCGCGATACTATGGAATCTTTTTGTTGTAATAAATTCGATAGGAAAAAGAATGTAGATTTCATTTTTCGCTATCTGGTACGTTTGCCACGCCTTCAAAAGGAAGTCATGCTTCATTGTGAATGGTGGGTTGATCCATATGCGCCCGTACTGTGTCCAGTCTTTTGAAAGCCCGTCGGTTTCGATAGTATCAAAGTTTAATACTCCGAATTCTTCCGCTTTCTCTTTTGTTGTGGCTGGATCATAGTCGAACTTTCCGAACTTTTCAACGAACGCTTTCGGCGTGTAATACTCGTTATCTTTTGTGAATTGTACTTGTGATTTTGCCATATACTATCCTTGTTCATAAGTTGCTTTTATAACATTGAATTCATCATCGACAAGGAATTCATAGCGCATATAGTTCCCTTCTGGATTACATTCCGAGTGGTTATATTCTGCGCCCCAAACTATAATCATGCACCCACTTGCGAGAAGCTCGCAGTCGTCTTTTTGGATTTCAAAGAATATACCTGTTTCGCTAGAATTATGATCCAAGAATGCACGCATTAGCTTGATTGATTCTTTTTGACCGTCGGTTTTGTCTTCAGTTTCTTCAAGAAGATCAATCGAAGTATCAAGGCAAACTTCTTCTTCCCAAAGTTCGAGCCAGTCGACATATTTGTCTATTGTCCACATTGATTTTGTCCACATAAATTATTCGTTAGTTACTGTTGAACCACAACAAGGACACTGGCGCATTTTCAAGGCTTTCAAGTAATTCTTGATATTGATTGCCGTTGCTTCTGCATCACTATTCTTTTGAAGTTTTTTTGGTTTACCGTTCACCGTGACGACTAGTGAACCAGTGGTGTGATACCAGTCGAAGAAAACATTTCCGTATTCTTCGTTTGATAATCTGAATTGATACTCGTTCATGACTTTCACGTCTAGCCCGTAGCCTTCGCGGAACATTTGCATTGTTTCTTTGTGCATATTTTATTCTTTTGCTTCAGTTCGCAAGAAGTGAACCTTTTCAATATTATCCGAAATAATAGTCAACCCGACCAAGCTGTCGCTTTCTATTTCATTGATTCCCGATGCTTCGATCGCATCGCCGACATTCATACCGCTACGCAACCCGTCTAGTATCTTTTGTTTTATTTCTTGCGGGATTGCATCAATTTTGGCGCGTAGTTCCGCTTGAAAGTCGCGAAGCTTTTTCCCACAACTAGGGCATTTATATAGATCAGTTGCGTGAAAGTGTTTGCACATTTCTTTCTTGCTCATACCTAACAGTTTTTATTGATAAATTTTTGAACGTCCGACAACATTTCTTCGACTTGTTTTTGAACCTTTGAACCGTATTCGGTTGATAGCTTCATGTAAACGATTGAATCAATCGCACCTTTTAGATCTCCACTGTTTGCAAACTCCTTCAGCTTTTCAACGTCGGGCGCTTGTTCTAGTTTCAAAAGTCTTTCAGCTTCTTCCTTGTCCGCTTCCGCTTTCTTGCGAGCTTCTTCCGCGATTCGTTCTTGTTCAAGGCGATCTTTTTCGCGCTGTTCATTTTCGATTCGTTCGCGTTCGATACGTTCTGCTTCAGCTTTTTTGCGTAAGTCTTCCGCTTCAGTTTCCGCCTTGATTCGAGCTTCTTCAGCAACGCGAGCCTTTTCACGTTCATCAGCAAGTTCTTTTTGGCGTTCCTTTTCGGCTTCAGCTTCCTTCTTCTTGCGTTCTTCAGCTTCAGCTTTTTCCTGCTCGATTCTTTTTTCTTCGGCGATTCGCTCTTGCTCGATTCGATCAGCTTCTTCACGTTCACGCTTTTCAAATAGTTCTTTTGAATCCCTGAAAAGTTTCTGGAACAATTCTTCTGGCATTTCTGCTAGGTTGTAGAACTGCGGATCAACTCCGTATTGTTGAAGTGAAATTGAACGTTCAGCAACAACCGCTTTGATTCGCTCGATTTCTTTATTTTCTGCGAATTTTTCTTGTTGCATCAAGTGTTCTTCGAGCGGAACAACTAGGTACTTGACCATGTTTAGCAGTCCGTCGATAAAACGTCCTTGACGTAGTACACCCGCTTTCATGTCCTTGTGAACCTTTTCTGAATTAGTTCGAACGTTTTTCAGAATCAATCTGATTTCGCGCGCGCGTTTCATGCTTTGCTTTTCTGAAACGTCGTTGATCTTGATTGATTTTGCTTCGTTCTCAATCAGTGATATTTCTTGAAGAAACGATTGAAAGTGATCATACATTTTCATTGCTTCTGTTTTTTCGATCCCTGATTCTTGAATAATAACTTCAAGGTTTTTATTTTCCGTCATAATTTGTTAGTGTCTCAATTTCTTTATGCGCGATTTCGATTCGCTTTGAATAACATTTGTCTAGTGATTCGTGCTTCATTGCATCTGAACTTCTTGATTCTACAATGCGAACAAGCTCCCTATCATTGCAGAATGTATCGACTTTGATTTCTTCTGGTGTGTGTGTTACTGCGAACACAAAACTTGTGAAATGATACGCAAGTAGTGCAGTTACAATTCCAACGATTACGACTAGCACCGACAATTTTATTATGCGCTTTGTCCTTCTTCTTTTTGAAATGTTTCTGTGTGGTCTTGATATCACACCTTGAATAAATAAACTCGATCTACTTTCCTGATATCTTTCGTGCTTGCTCATAGAATATCTTGATAAATTCATCGACTACCGATTCATCGTTTCCGCCGATGTGCCATTCGTATTCGCCGACATGCGAATCGAATGAATAATAATCGTACACCGTACAGATCTTCCCCGAAGGAAGGATCATGCACCATTCGACATTCGTTTTGTCGTTGGTGTCGTATTCTGGCGTTCCTAAAATCTCCACTAGCTTTTTGTAGGTAGCATGAAACGAGCCTTTTCGGCTTGTTCCTGATGCTTCCGTGAATGGTACACGCTTGATCATATTAGTCCATTGCGCACCATGTGTGCATTTTCATACCGACTGAATCAAACATTCGAACCAAGTCCCACATGTTTGTATCTTCATTTATTTCACCATTTGCGACACTGTTTTCGTAAAGTTTCTTTGCCATTTTGTAGCTTCGAATATTTCTGTTGTGTGCGCGTGGCTCATTATTCGGATCTGTTAGATCGTGAATGACTATGCTTTTTGCTTCGTCACTGAATCTGATTGAAAATTTGTTATTCATACCTTGAAAGATTGCTAGTAGTAAAGTTGTGAAGTCGGGTTACTTTCACATAAATTAGTATATACCCGTTTTTCAAAAAGTAAAGTGTAAAGAATCTATAACTGTGGATAACTCAAAACAAAAAAGCACCAGTGATGATGCTCTTTTGCCGTAACCCGTTATTACTACCCTTTGCAAGGCTTCCACTATAATATCATTTTTTATGAAGTATTACAATGAACCGAACTTTTTGATATAACATTTTTTGCAGAATAGTGGCATTTGTTTTTGTTCCTTCGGTTGATCTTCTTCAATCCTGCCGTATGCGTGGCTTTCACATAGCCCGCACTTGCACTTCGCGCAGATTTCCGTTTCATGTTTCAATATTTTCTTCTGGCATTCGTTGCAATTAGTCATATGCGTTTATTCGGTTGTTGGTACTAGCTCGAATAGTTGAAGATCTCCTTTTGGAAACCGCATGATTCCACATCGTGAAAATCCTGCCTTATATAAAACGTTCCACATTGGAACATTGCTTCGAAGTGTTTCAGTGTACAAATACATTCCGCACTTCTTTGCATTCTGTGCGATCCTTTTCATGACATACGTTGCGATACCATTCCCGCGGAATTCTTTTTCGATTTCAAAGTCCTGAATCTGAAAACATTTTTCACGCCCGAATGAATCATCGTTGTAAAGAATAAAAGATCCTATGTCCCCGTCATAGTCTACCTTTGAAAACTCGACATATACCATGTTCACATCTTCCTTCCGAACCATGATTTGAAAACGTAGCCCCTTTATTCCTTCAACTAGGCTTCTTGCTTTCTTGATATTACTGAACGCCTTCGCATCATTTTTATCGAAATTAGAATCTTCTGGTTGATGAATAAAACTTATAGTTATTTTTGATTCTCTCATAATTAGTTTAATAGATTTTTACCTGCACGATCCGCAAGTGTTGCTTGTAATGATTGAAGTTGATCGTTTTTAACTCGCCCAATAAGGCTTTGCTTTTTTTCTTTTTCAAGTCGTTGCACGGCTTCGTGTTGCAATACGCTGTATTCGTCGAATTCTTCAACTACCTTGTGATTGTCGGGATATTCAACACGTTCTGATTCCACCTTTTCACCAGTCGCAGAAAGCGTTGTGATGTATGCAGTGGTTTTCTTATACGGCGCGATTGCAAGGAACTTCGCCCCTTCGTAGAATCCGCCATTGATTTGAACTGTTGATCCTTTTTCCTTCGCGTATATCACCTTTTGAAGCTGTTCGTTTTTGATTATGAATGATTCGTTTTCCCCGTAGCCATACTTTACCTTGAAGAAAAAGTTTGATTGTAGATTGACCATATAGCTACATGATTATTTTGCTTTTGTTATTCGACAACTGCGCTTTTTTAACCTGTGCTATCCAACGAACAATTTTCCTTTGCAATTCATTCGGCGTGTACGCAGTCGGTATGTAGTGAAGCTTTTCTGAATTCACGTCGATGTTATTCGTGTACGGTAGCATTTCAACAATTTGCATTATGCTTTCGAACCCGTGTTCTTCGATAAGGCTTGCAACTGCCTTTCTTTGCGTAGTGTTCGCGTAGTAGCGCTTGTTGATAGGATCAACGGCTTCAAACGCCTTGATTACCGCCCCGATCTGGTTGTTCAGTGTCATTGTGCCACTATCTACGGTTTCGGGCTGTATTGGCGATTCTGTGGCTTCTGGAGCGATGTTTGAAGTGTCTTTCGATTCACTTTTCGCCTTCTTTGCCTTTTTCTTCGCTTTTGGCTCGTTGATGTCTTCTGAAACGGCTATTTCTGGCTTTTCTGGTGGTTTAGTTTCCTGCGCCTGATCTTTTCCTTGTTCGCTAGTATTATTATTATTTACGTTATATTTACTATTACTTTTTATATTACTATTACGCAGTGTGTCGCACATGCGTTGCACATGTGCAATGTATTCTTGAATGTCTTCTGGTAATAGTTCAATAATTTCATTAGGAAGCATTTGAATTTCACGCTTGATAAACTTCCATGTGTCACCACCTTTCGAAGGTTTTACATATGAATTTTCGGTAATGATGATGTAGCCTAGAACGATAGTGATCAACTTCTTTTCCTGAAGCTCTTGAAATGCTTCATTGATTTCTTCGGTCGTCATTAACGTATAGGCGCGGATCATTTGCATGTTCTTTTTTAGAACTGGCAATGTGTCACGGTCGGGGCTTGTAAGAATGTGGAAGTACAAAAATCTTGATTCGCGATTTAATTCGGATATAACTTCGTCCTTCCAAAAGTCGGTTTTGATAAGTGCTGTTTTCATGTTTTAACGGGTAGGTTTTGAACATAATGCACGTTGTGGGAATTGTCGTAACCACTTCATGCACTATGTTCAAAAGACAATTTTTGTTTGCGATTCGACAACCGCGAAATTAGTATCGCACATGTGTGACCACTTGTGCAAGTGTACAAAAAAAGAAGGCTCGCGAAACGATGTTCGAAAGCCTTCAGTGTGTGATTAAAAAAATCAAATTCTTGTTTTTTTATTATGTTTTTTATTACAGTTTTGACAACAACGTTTAATCGTTGTTTTCCGATTTTTGCCTTTGCGGGCAGTGGTGGTGTGTGATGTTTTGCGCGAACACCAACGGCAGAATACTTTGAAGATACCCATGATTTGAAAAATTAAAAAGTGATTTAACGATTTACGATTTCAAGCATTGAATTGTGATATACCGAAAGCCAGTAGTTGAACATGTGAACCCAAGTTCCATGTTTTGTGTCGTTTACTGAACAAAGGTTGTTTTCCTTTCTGTAGCGTTCAGCTTGTGCCTTCATGCTTTCTGCATGACCTTGCACCAGTTTTTCTGGTAGCATTGGTACTCTTGCAAAGTACATGTGATGTAAGTGCATAAGTTCGCGAACGAACTTTTCATCTGGTTTCATCATCAAGTGATTTGTTTTACACCTGAAGGAACGAATGACTTTCGCCGAAACGTCAAGCGTTTGGTGAATCAAGTCATGCTCGTATTGTGTTACAAGCAGAATGTTTTCTTGAAAGTTCATTCCCCCGATTGAAACGGGAACAATGTGATGACCGAACTGTTGTTGTGCCATGACTGTAAAATTTTGATTGTGAAAAGGACTATTCCAAGTACATTATAGAACTATAGAAAACAAAATGCACGGATTAGCGTGCATTGATTATACTTTCACAATATTCAAGTTTTTCTGGTTGCGTTTTCATTTGAAGATTCACACATCGCTTGTATAGCATGACCTGCGCATCAGTTATAACGTCCGCTTTCTTCCCCATAATAACGCCGACATATAGAACGATACCGATCAAAATGATTCCAAGAAATGCTATTGCGACTATATACAAGTGCTTCACTCGAATTGATTGATCCATAGAATTTTATTGTATCACGGTTTCT